TCAGGAATTTTTTACTCTTTTTGAGAATATATCGGCTACCTCAGATTGTAAATTTAATGATACGTGTGAATAGGTATCTAATGTTATTTTTACCGATGCATGACCTAGCCTGTCCGATACAACTTTAGGGTTAACACCTAATTCTAATAACAAGGTTGCATGCGTGTGTCGTAAGTCGTGAAATCTTATGAAAGGAACACCGGATCTTTCGACGAACCTTTTAAAGACTCTATTAATGCTTGTCGGCCTATAAATTACACCATCTTCATGACAGAAGACCAGCTGGTTATCTTGATAGTGAGAACCTTGTTTTAACTTCATTTCATTGTTTTTTGATACTTGTTCCTTTAGAATAGAGATAACAAAGTCGTCTAAGGTGACGGTTCTATATGCAGAAGGTGTTTTCAATTCTCCAAGTTGAACACCTTTTTTTGTTTCCGAAACACTTTGAGTGATCCGAATTGTTTTCTTTCCCCAATCGATATCATCTTTACTTAAACCTAAAATTTCTCCCTTTCTAAGACCTGTGTATGCTGCAACCACAAACATTCTATAAAAAAAGATATGGTGTTTTTTTGCGATTTTTAAAAAGTGTTCTAATTCTTCAAAACTCCAAGTGGTTACTTTTCTTTTTTGTTGTTTCACCATAGAGATGCTAGAAAGAGGATTTTTGTTAATTAATTCAAGATTAACGGCATGGTTCATAATTAATTTAGAGATAGAATATATTTTATGGGCAGTATTCTCGTTCATTTGTTCGAGAAGCTTACTCGAAAACATTTGAGCGTGAACCGGCTTTATGTCTTGGACCTTATAATGACCCATAATAGGAATGATCCAATTCTTTATTTTACTTTCATACTGTTCGGCTGTCGTCTCTCTTAAGCGATGCCTGTAACTTTTCATCCAGTCATTCGCAAAATCTTTCAAAAGTATATCTTTTGGTGCTATCCATTCACCTGTATTAACTTCGTAAACAACTTCATTTAAAGCACTTTCGGCTTCTTTCTTTGTCTTAAAGCCACTTTTTGTTTTTTGCTTCCTTTTCCCTGAAATAGGATCTTTTCCGATATCAACAGTATAACTCCACTTATTTCCCCTCTTGCGGACGTAACCTTTCAAGTCCAACATCTCCTTTTTGAGTACCAACAAGAAGGCCTTGCTTTGTTTTGATATACACACCAACCGGAAGCTCTGATACATAGATGATTTTAAACAAGACTGACACTCCTCAACATTTACCAAAATAAGAACACACGTTTGCATCCTTTGTCATTTTAGTATACTATTGATAACAGTAGTGTTGTGTAACTTTATGTCGAAAGAATGTTGTCTTTTTTCGACAAAATATGTCGAAACGTACTAATTATTAGTTATAACAGACTAATATCAATCTTTTTCGTAGGACTTTACAATCTTAGCCCATTGTTCAATTTGTTCTGGTGTGATACCTTGTTCCTCCATCTTCTTACCTAACATAATCCATTCTGCTCCAGCCTTTTTTAAACCATCTGGTGGATCTTGGATTTTGTTATCTATTAGATCAGAAGGTTCTACATTTAAACATTTAGCGATTTCTCCCAATCGTTCTAAACTTAATGGAGTCTTTTCGTTTTCTAATTTCGAAATATATGATTTAGTAACGTTCAATTTTTCCCCTAATTCTTCTTGGCTCATTTTTATTTGATTTCTATAGTATTTAATTTTCTTGCCGTAACCTCTCATTACGGTAATCACCCCTTTAGGATCAACGATAACTCCTCTATATTATGCTTAAAATTGAGCAATACATCAACTCTTTTAATATCTTCACTAGCGTTAACTAAAATTATTTATAATTAACTAGTTGACTTATAATTCAACTAGAGTGTATACTAAGTTCAAGGTTGAACCATGATGAAACTTTAAGAAAGGAATGTTTCCTTATTGGTCAACAGAATAAAGGATTTCCGAACTGGAAAAGGTTTTACACCTAAAGAGTTTGCTGAAATTGTAAATATTTCTGTTAGCCATCTTAGAAAAATTGAAAAAGGCGAAGGTACTCCTAGTTTGAAATTAGCAGTTAGAATAGCTAAAGCATTGGATTGTACACTAGACGATTTATTTTTTTAAGTACAAAGTTGAATTATGGTTCAACCCCCGAAAAGGAGAGATAAACATGAAAAAAGAAGATTACCCATTACTATTAACAGCTGTTGAAGTATCAGAAATTTTAGGTATTAGTAAACGAGTTGCGTATACAACTATGGACGAAAAAGATTTCCCTTTGATACGTATCAGACGTACTAAACGTGTAAATCGTGATGATTTCTTTAATTGGTTAGATCAACGGATAGGAAAAAAAGTTGTGTGAAGTTGAACCAAATTCCGCAGTAAGAAAAGGAGAATAAGTAATGAGAAAAAATAAAGTTATTAAATGTTTAGATGGGAAAGAAAGAATATTTGTGTTTAAAGGTGAAGGTGAACGAATTGAGTATTGCATGTGGAAAAATGGAAAGCCATACGGTAAAACAAGTTTATTTACAAAAATATATCCAAAGTTTGTAACAAGGGAAATGATATTCGGGACTAATGCGTAGTCCGAGAAAATTTTAAAGGAGGTAAAACATGATTAACGCAATCGAGTTTCGTATTGAAGCATGCAAAAAACAGATTCTTCACTTTGAAAAATCTATCACTACATCTGATTCAGAAAAGATGTTAAATAAAGGAATTGTTGTCGGCTTAAAGGATCAACTAGACACGTTGAATGACCTTCTTGTGTCAGCTATTGAGCTTAATGAAAGGAGTAAGAGTGCATGAACCTCATTGATGTTATCTGGGACTATGTAGGGCACTGCTTTGACGAAGAGGGATATATTCCGAGCGAAGAGGAAACTTCAGAAGCTATTGGTCACGAGCTCACATTAGATGAATTGGAACGGATTGACGAAATCACAGAACGATTCATGAACTTTCATGATTTAACCGACATAGAGGTTCGGTGGGAACGTCCTAAAACATTTAAGGAACAATTGGCTGAATTAGAGGGATTACGCTTAGAAAATAAAAGAGAGGTGTCTTAATTGAAGGTATTAGTAAACACAAAGGACCTTCCACGTGATGAATGGTTAAAGTGGCGCAGAAATGGTTTGGGTGGTTCAGATGTTGGCGCAATTACTGGAATGAATAAATACACTAGTGCTTTTTCTCTTTACTTAGATAAGGTTGGTGAACTACCCCATAATGACCAACAAAGTGAACCTGCTTATTGGGGGAACACATTAGAAGAAGTAGTCGCAGCTGAATTTTCTAAACGTGCAGGTTTAGAAGTTCGAGAACGCCATGATCTACTTCAACATGATACTTACCCGTTTATGTTAGCAAATTTAGACCGAGAAGTCATCTGTCCAGAAAGAGGAATCGGTATTTTAGAATGTAAAACTGCTTCTGAATACCTCAAAGATGAATGGACGGGCGAAAAGATACCGGACAGTTATTACTTGCAAGTTCAACATTACTTAGCTGTCACAGGCTACACATTCGCTTATATCGCGGTTTTAATCGGTGGTAATACTTTTGTTCAGAAAGAAATTGAACGTGATGAAGAGGTCGTTAATTATCTTTATAAACTTGAATCAGATTTTTGGAATAATCATGTTTTGAAAAAGGTTCCACCATCTATAGATAATTCGAACTCAACGAAAGAATCTTTACATCATATCTATTCAGATTCGATTGATAACACACACGAATTGTCTCCTGAATGTATTGATGCGGTGCAAGAGTTAGAACAGGTTAAGAAAGAATTGAAAGTATTAGAAGAACGAAAACAAGGTGCTGAAAACACCATAAAAAATGAATTAGGTCATTGTCAGTTTGGGACATATCAAGGGTTAGAAGTTGTTACTTGGAAGCCTACTAGAAAAGGTAATAGAGTTTTAAAAACTAAACTAATGGAGGTTGTGTAAATGGGTACTCCTCAAGATATAAAAAATCAATTAGCTAATCAAGCTGGAATACAACAACAAAACGCTGAACCATCTTTCAATAAACAAGTTTCAAACATGCTAGCGAAAATGTCACCGAGTATTAAGTCGGTACTCCCTAAACAATTTGATACTGATCGTTTTGCTCGAATTGCTCTAAGTGAAGTAAGGAAAAACCCTGAGTTATCTAAATGTTCTATTGAATCAATAGGTGGAGCTTTGATGCAAAGTGCAATCTTAGGGATTGAACCAGGATTACACGGACATTGTTACTTAGTCCCTCGATGGAATAGCAAGTTAGGTCGCTTGGATGCTGAGTTTCAGATTGGTTACAAAGGTTATATAGATTTAGCTCACAGAACAGGTAAAATCGCCACAATCGAGGCTGAAATAGTCTACAAAGGTGATGAATTGCATTTTGAATATGGGTCTAATAAACGCTTGATTCACAAACCTAATTTAGACTCTGAATATTACGGTGATCCAGAACATGCAGAAAAGTATTACGTGTATATGAAGTTTTTAACCGGTGCTGAACAATTTAAGGTTATGACTCGCTCTCAAATGATGCGACACATGGGGAAACATGCACCTAGAAACAAGCAAAAAGAAATAGTCGGACCATGGAAATCTGATTTTGATGCAATGTCTCTTAAAACTGTCATTCGATTAGGTTTTAAAACGATTCAAATTAGTTCTGATTTCCAACAACAAATATCAAGAGACGAAACGATTGCGAATGATCCTGACAATGTTAATAGTGTGTATGACGTTATTGGCGATGCTGAATTTTCAGAAGTAGAAGAGAATTAGGGAGCTTAACATGTACGAATACAACTGCAAAGAGTGCCAGGTGTCGCAACTTGAGCCTGGCATTATACCTAAAAAGAAATGTCCTGAATGTGGGATGTATATGGAAGTGGAGGAAGAGATAAATGGATAACCGTGAGATAGATCGTTTAGTTGCCGAGAAGGTTATGGGATGGAAAGTGGAAGTAGCGATGGATGGACAAACAGAGTATTACGATAACGGAAGTTTAGCGGAAAATAAGTGGGTAGAAGATGTTGGGATGTTTGAGAAAGATAACATAGATGTCTTTAAACCTTCGGAAAAGATTCAAGATGCTTGGTTAGTTATCAAAGCAATGGAAGAACAAATGTTTATCGTTGATTTGAACGTTTGGAGAGACGAAAACGAATGTGTATTCACTTCATTAGATTATGAAAATAAATACGAGGGAACAGCTTCAACAATTGAAATCGCAATATGTTTAGCTGCCCTAAAATCTACAGGAATTGAGGTTAGCTCATGATCCTTAAACACTCAATCTTACAACTACTCAAAGAATACGAAGCGCTCAAGCTCTCGGAAATCGCTTCTAAGCTCAACACTAATGAAGTTTACGTAAGAGTCACTATCGAACAAATGGTGGAGTCTGGAACTCCTGTAAAGCTGAGAGAAGATATTGTGTACATCTCATCTAAACGTACCTTATTACCGATGGCCGTCGCATCCTTTTTAATCGGTGTGATCGTGATTCTACCAGCTTGGATGGGGCTTAATTAATACAATTTGAACCAAATTCAGAAGGAGTGAATTGAATAGTGGAAATTAAAATTACATTGAGAAATCAAAAGGAGATTACCCTACCTACACATGCACCGACTTTAGATGCTTTTATGGAAGACTTAGCTTCTCTCACAACATTTAATAATGGGTCTAAGTATATATCGAAGTGTGGAGATTTCATTGATATCTATAGCACATTTATACGTATCTCCGAAATAGATGTAATTGAAGAAGTTGTGTCGTAATTCGACTAGAAAGGAGCCTTAATTCTTGAGCTTAAAAAGAAACATCAAAAGAAGAACACAAGCACCAGCGACAAAGATCGTTGATTGGGGAATTGATAAACAACTAAATAAAATAGATAGGATTCTTGAAGTTTTAGACAGAAAAAATTAATATCTCGATTGAATCAAATTCCGAAACGAAGGGAGTGAAGAAAAATGACTGATAAGGAACGATTAGAAGAAATAAAAAAGGTAGCAGGTTTAGATTATCTAATTGGTGGCACAAAAGTTGAAGAACATTGGGATTGGCTTATAAAACAAGCTGAGAAGGTTGAATTGTTAGAAAAAAGATTAAACGAATTAGCCCAAACTAGCTATTGTATCATTTGCGGGGATGTTGCAACTGAAGTCAGACAAGGGCGGTTTTACTGTCAAGAATGCTGTAATTGATTAATGCGGATTTCGTTAAAAGGAGGAATGAAAAGTGGAGAAGAAATTTGTTAATTTTACAGAAGCTATGAAGGCATTTTCTGAAGGGGCTGAAGTGAGAGCTTGGGATGGCGATGGGTATTATATATTTCATCCTGATTACACATTACAAGAGTTAGCCGTAGGTAATGGATACGTTACGTTTAACGAATTGGTAAGAATGAAATGGACAATAGAAGATTAATTCGTATTTCGAACCATTCTCGTAAGAAAAGGAGGGATCGTCTTGCTTAAGCTATTAGATGATTTCACAGTTGATGAATTTTATGATCTGAGAGAACGAGGACTTAAACTCCAAGAAATAGCGAATATAAAATATGTCAATATAGGCACGCTGTCTAGATGGATCAAAGAAAATAACCTTGTTGGACATAGTAGGTTAGACAGAATGACAGTCAAAGAGTTTACAGAGTTAAAAGAAAAAGGATTAACTAACCAAGAAATAGCCGACTTAAAACTCGTTCATGTGGAGACGGTCAGGAAATGGATCAAAGCAAACAACCTAAACGGAAAATCATATAAATTTAATGGGTATCGTAGTAAAAAAGTGAACGATAAACATGTATATGAACTAAGTAAATCAGGAATGAAGCAAAAAGATATAGCTAGATATTTTGATTGCAGAGAGCAGACAGTAAGAAATGCATTATCAAGGTTTAAAAAGGAGAGACAAGCATAAAAAAAGGACCGACCGTCGATGGGTCAATCCTCAACATAGAGCCTTTTGTTTAGCTTTCTTCTTTTCAACTAATTCTATGTATCGTAAACCGTATTTAACTAACTCGTTAATAGCTTGGCTGCGGTTATCCTTTCGTTTATCAAAGCGATAGTCCTCAATCATTGAGAGGAGTTGATCATCAAATACAACAGTAGTAGTAGGTTTGTAATTCGTTCCACGTGAATGTGCCATTTAGTATGCACTCCTTTAATTTTTAGTTAGGTGTAATACAGTAACAACGTAATACGTAAATTATTCTGAATTATCTTTAGAAAGAACAAGCTCTATATCGATTCTATTTTCAACTAGATCATGAATTACTTTTTCGATTAGATACTCTTTATTGCCTTTGTAAATAAATTCACCTGTTCTAGGTTCCATATTGAGATATAGATCTTCACCAGGGTTAAGGAGATTTTCTTTGTATATACAGTGAACTTTAATTTTTAGCAAGGTTATTCCTCCTTATCAAGATACAGTAAATCATCAACGTCACAATTAAAGAGGACGCACAAAGAAGCGATTGTATCAAGGCCTATCTTAGTTGATTCTTCATTGTAAAGTTTTGAAATAGTTGTTCTGCTTAATCCAGTTTTCTCATGGACATCTTTGATATTCATCTTATTTTTAGCCATAAGTACACGAAGATTGTTTTTAACGATCATCGGATAACTCTCCTTTTTGAATACAATTATAGTGTTTATAGTGACCACTTTGATTACATTATATTAATTTGTAATCATGGTGTCAATATTTTCTTTATTATAACCACAATTGTATTTACAAAGTAGGTGATTATGGTTATAATTATATGTAGAGGGGAGGGAAAACATGCGAGTACAAATTAACTTGCTCTCTTTGATGGCACAAAAAAACATAACGCCAAAAATCATGAGCGAAAAAACTGGACTAACTCCTTATACGATCAATTCAATTATGAATGGTCAAAAGTCACAATTGCATTTTGATACCATCGCTTCGATTTGTAAACAATTAGATTGTGAGATTGGTGATTTACTAACATTGGAGAAATGAGGTGAGTACATGAACCAAGAAGAAATAATCAATCAGTTAATTGAAGTTAAAGAAGTATCTGGAAATGAGTATGTGAAAGAAATCGTGGGACAAGCAATTGAATTTATTAAGGGGAAATAAAAAAATCCTGATGTTGGCTCATCAGGACAAAGTTAACGATCAATTTATATTGTGTTCCATGTATCCATTATATACCACGAATATATCATTGTATACATGGAACTAACGTTTGGATTCACAAGTAAAGAGAAGGTGGATAAATGGCTAGACCACAAAAAGAAGGATTAGATTACTTTCCTTTAGATGTTGATATAGATCAAGACGATAAGGTGGCATTAATCGAGGCGCAGCATGGTCTGATTGGATTTGGGATAGTCATCAAACTACTGATGAAAATTTATAAGAATGGTTACTTCTATTCTTGGACAGAAAAGGAACAATTACTCTTCTCGAGACTAGTTAATGTAGACATTAATACCCTAAATGAAGTAGTTAATGATTGCATTAAATGGGGTTTGTTCTCTGATGAAGTATACAGAAACAACCACATACTCACATCTAAAGGTATCCAGTTGAGATACTTAGAGGCTACGGTAAGAAGACAAAAGGTAAAAATCAATAAAGAACATCTACTAATAGCAGAAGATAAGGTTAATGAATACAAAAACTTCGTTTTAGAAGGAGTTAATGTAGACATTAATTCTGATAATGATGACATTAATCCCCAAAGTAAAGTAAAGGAAAGTAAAGAAGAGAAAAGTAAAAAGAATAGTCCTAAACAAGTTTATGACGAGACTTCAATTTACTATCAATTAGCTACTTATTTCCTTGAAAGAATCAGATTGAATAATCCTGAACATAAACAACCTAACTTACAAACGTGGTCAAATGATATTCGTTTGATTATGGATATAGATGGACGGAACGAAGAACAAGTTAGGTATCTTATGAAATGGGTCCAAGAAGATGACTTTGAAAGAGTGAACGTCCTATCACCAAGTAAACTTAGAAAACGATTTGATCAACTAGTTATGAAAGTTAAACAAGATAAACAAAAACAGAATGTTGTACCAATTAAGAAATCAAACACCGATTTAGATTGGGAGGCGTTGTAGGTGAATAGAGAACAAGTCAAAGAAGTTTTTAAAGTTATAGCCTTTGCTTATCCAAAGTTTGAAGTATCTTCTGAAAAAATTGATTTTTGGCATAAGTTCCTTAACGACCAAGACCCAGCTGCAGTAATGAAGAAAACGGAAAGACATGTTATGAACAATGTTTTCCCACCTACTATTGCAGATTTGAGGGAAGTGAAAAGGAAATCTGATGAAAGTGCACTAGCTGAGTTTTGGCAAGGTGAAACAGGGGCATGAACGAACAAGCTGAATACATGTTGATTGGTTCAATACTTAAAGACAATTCAATCTTAGAAGAAATCACGTTAACTCCAGACCACTTTGAGGATCTGACCAACCAAAACATTTATAAATCGATGTTGAGTATAAAACGTAAAGGATTTCCGATTGATGGAGCATCTTTAAAAGATGATTTAGGAGAAACGGCTTTCTTATTCGTCGGAGGGAATAGCAGGTTAAAAGAATTAAAAGACAGCGTTCCTTCTGTACATGCTTATAAATCTTATGAACAGATGGTTATAAACCAATGGAAGTTAAATACTGCTAGAGATTTAATCAGAGGTTCGCTGAACAATTTCAAGCTTGATGAGATCCCACATTTAGTTAAAGAGCTGAGTCGGGTTGATGAAGAAGGGGCTCAAGACGAATTTAACCTAAGTAACCACCTACAAAACATGTATGACCTAGTAACGGTCGAAACACCAAAAGATCGAAGTGGAATTACTAGTGGGTTAGCTGACTTGGATAATAAAACAGATGGATTTCAAAAGAATGACTTAATCATAGTGGGAGCTAGACCTTCAATGGGTAAAACTGCATTTGCTTTAAACTTAGCTCTCAATGCTGGGCTTGGAGCGAATGCCATACCAGTAGTATTTTCACTTGAAATGAGTTCAGAAAGCTTAATAAGAAGGATGCTATCTTGTCTCGGTGAGGTAAACGGGATGAAGTTAAAAAATCCTTATCACTATACGAACGATGATGAAAAGGCTCGTTGGATCAATGCGATAGGAATACTTGAAAAAGTGAATCTAAAGATATTTGATAAGCCAAGACAAAAAATATCTGAAATGAGATCCCAACTTAGGAAGATTAAACACGAACATCCTGAACAAGACATTATCGTTTTTATCGATTATCTAACTCTGATTAAACCGTCACAGGACTACAGAGGTAATATGCACGCTCAGGTTACTGAGATTAGCGCAGATTTAAAGGCAATGGCTAAAGAATACAAATGTCCGGTTGTTTGTTTAGCTCAGCTCTCAAGGGGTGTAGAACAACGACAAGACAAACGCCCGATGATGTCGGATTTAAGGGAGTCGGGAAGTATTGAGCAAGACGCTGACATAATCATGCTGCTTTATCGCGACGAATATTACAACGAAACTACAGAAGACAATCGGAATGTCTTGGAAGTAGGTTTAGAGAAAAATAGAGACGGTGAAGTTGGACCAATTAAACTGAGGTACAAAAAAGAAATAAACAAGATTGAAAACTTGTACCATTACCACAGAAAATGACAGTGCAAGATTGGTATGAAGAAGCAAAAGGACAACATTACGGATTACAGTTACTCATTGAATATCTAGTATTTGAGAAAAAGGTCTTGAAGATGGATGATGACACCGAGAAGCTTGAGTTTTACTTTCAAGACCGATTCTCCAGCAAAATGAATGAGTATTTGAGGGAGTATGAGAAGAAAACTCAGGGGTGATGTTCATGTACAAAGAGTATGAGTGGATATTAGATCAAGCTGGTTGCTTAGGACACATCACGAAGGTACATGACGACAACAAAATATCAGCAAGATTTATCAGGAATTCAGCAGGGTATGAAATGAATCGAGCATCTATTTTGGATGTGAGTGAAATAGAGAAGGCGCCACTTGAACGCTTTGAAGAAAGTTTACCTGACTTAATCGAATTGGCATTAGTAACTCATGATCGTGAGTGGTTTAAAGATTTAGTGAGTGGATTATCAGTGGAGGCGATTGAAAGTGATCGGCAATAAACCAGAGGTATTCAAAAAACCTAATAAACTAGAAATCGTGAAGTTGTGTCAAAAGAACGAAAAAATAGGTTATGAAATGGTGAAACCAATATACAAAGAGGAAGTATACAACAGATCGTTTAGACCTGACGAAGAACGTAAAGAACGTTGGAGATTCTCTGGATATATAAAAGAAGTGAATTATGTAGCTGTGATGATCTATAAGGGGAGGGTTTCAGATGTTGAAAGGGAAGCCGTTGGAAGGTAGATACGTTGAACTGATGCAGGAGCTAGATTACGAAGTTAACAGATTACGAGCAGAAAACACAGAGTTACGTAATGCAGTAACAGGATATAGTGCTGATAAGTTCGATATGGGTGTAGAAATCGAAAATAAAGACAAGGTGATAGAGAACATAGGTAAAGCTTTAGAACGTCTCACGAGCGAGAATAAGCACCTTAAATCATTACTTGTTGGAGAATGGAATGTTTGAATTTACACCTGTACCTAAACCTAATCATAAAAGACGTGTAAAAAAACGTGGAGATAGAAGTAAGTTCTCAAAGATGGTAAGGGATGCAGTAAAGGAACACTTTGATAATATGTGTGCTGATTGTGGCGGTAGAGCCTGTCATGTTCATCATGTGATGCCAAGATCAAGAGGTGGCCGCAATGTATTTACTAACGGATTATTGCTTTGTAATGACTGTCATAAAGAAGCACACGCAAACAATGAAATATTAAACTCCTGGATAAAGAAATTCAAAAAGATGTACGGTAAAAACTTCTGGAAAGATCGTGAAGACCTTGTAAGGGAATATCAAGAGAATTTATTGTCTGCTAATGATCGTGAGTTAAGGGAGTGGGAAAAGCACAATGGGAAGTACCAGGCGAGTTACGATGCATAGAGGATTATCCCTTGATCGAGAAGAGTTGCATATCATTACAATTTTTGAAGAGGGAATAAAGAGGTCGCAAATTAAAAAGCTGAACAGATACACGAAGAAACACGCTGTGTTAGTGCCACATAAGGACGGTTTTAAGTATATCGATAATACGAAGTAGGAGGGAGAAACGTGGAAGAGTATATCAACAAAAATGACTTTGCTGATTTCGTAAAATTCATGCGTGAATCGATTAATCTATCAAAAAGAGAATTCGCTGATGCAATCGGTGTGACAGACTACACGGTGTATAACTGGGAATTTGCGAAATCCATGCCAAAGAAGGTTCACGCAGTCATAAAAAACATAAGGGAAACCGTAAAATTCAGGATTAAAGAAAACAGGAGAAACAAGGCGTATCTCGTTAAACAAGAAGTCAAAAAGCCACGCATGGAAACAAGTGAGCGTATCAAGATATACAAAAGGCTAATGGAAGAGGGAATTGACAAGGACAGGATTGCGTTACGATTGGGCATGAAAAACCACAAAAGCCTTGCTGTATGGGCAAGCACCATGAGAAAACAAGGTCTGCTTTGAACAAAATTGCGAAATAAAATTGAAAGGTTGATGAAAATGAAAAAGAAATTCGTAGCAATCCTTATTGGTGTTATGACAATTATTATGGTTGGTTGTACTGAAGCTGATACAGTTTCTCAAAATCTATCAAAGTCGGCTGACTCATTTGAGGTTCAAAGAAGGGTTGTGTTCTTCAATGGAATTACAGACAAATATCTTCTTACGGTCGAGGGGTTATGTGCACTCAATACCGATAGTGAAAAGAAGCTAACTGTCACTTGCAAGGTCGGAGAAGGTCAATATAAGAAACATTACCTTGGATTAAGTGATAACGTAAGCTACTTTGTAGAACAGACCGATGCAAAGTATGAAGATGCATACCATTACAAAGTGTTATTTAGACCAGAATCAATTGTCCCCGACATAGACCTTCAAACAAGCAATGAATAAATTGTTGTGTCGTAGTTCGTCAAAATTCAGACACACTTATTTTTACACTCAATAAAAAATGCGTAAAGAATCGCAATATAACATTATCGTCAAATGCGATATTTAACAAGAGGAAAGGATGTTCGTATATGAATTCAGTACAACTTATCGGAAATATCAGTAATGACTTAGATGTGAGGTACACTCCATCAGGAAAATGTGTAGTGGGATTTAACTTAGCAGTTACAAATCCATTTAACAGGGAGAAAACGAGCTTCATTCCTGTAGAGGTGTGGGGTAAAGTTGCGGAAAACACGAGCAATTTTTGTCAGAAGGGTTCAAAGGTTGGGGTAGTCGGACATATCGAAGTCGATACATGGGAAAAGGACGGACAGAAGAAGTTTAAGACTAAGGTTGTGGCTTCGCAAGTCGAATTCCTTACTCCTAAAGGACAGGGAAACAATCAAAATAGCAATCAATCAAATAACGACAATCGAGATCCGTTCGCTAATGACGGAAAACCAATTGATATTGATGACTCGGACCTTCCTTTTTGATGGAGGTGTGAATTATGGAAATATGGAAAGATGTTGTTGGATATGAAGGTATTTATGAAGTTAGCAATTTAGGAGAAATAAGAACTCATAAGAATAAAACAAGTTTTTCTAAAAGGTACGGAGTAGAAAGAAAGTGGAAACAAAGGGTTTTGAAACAAAAAGTTTCTAAAGATAAATGTTGTCGTGTGAACCTTTGGAAAGATGGAAAAGAGAAAACTTGGTTAGTTCATAGATTGGTAGCTTTCGCCTTTTTACCTCTTGAGGAAAGCAAGAATTATGTAAATCATAAAGACGGAAATAGACTTAACAATAACATCGAGAATTTGGAATGGTGTGACCATGCAGAGAATAACAATCACGCATTTGATAACAGACTGATAAAGACTGGGCAAGAGATTATTTTACTCAATAAAGTAACAAAAGAAACTCATTATTTCAGAAGTAAGACGAAAGCTAGTGAGTTCTTAGGTAAATACCATGGTTTTATTTCTGATCAAATTAAAAAAGGTGTGAATGAATATAACGACTATGTATTCTTTGCTCAAGCTTCTGAGGCGATTGAATGAGATGGCATAAGGCAACAAAAGAGCAGCTACTACAAATAGCATTGTCGGAAAAATGTCCTGTGAGCTTCAAATACGAAGCTTGTAGGAACCTCCGATTAAGATGGTCTAATGATATGTTACAAGACTTGGTTTGTATGTACGGAAAAGGAGAACCGAGTTGGTATATAGCAGAATACTTAGGGACAACGGAAAGAACGGTTGAAGAGATGATAAAAAACTACAAGTTGAGGAGAGTTGGAGCATGAAAGTGAAAATAAAACGATTATCAAATGATGCAGTAATACCTAAATACGCTAAACAAGGTGATTCAGGGTTTGATTTAGTTGCTACGGAAGATGTAGTTATTGCTCCAGGTGAAACAAAGGTTGTGCCAACAGGGTTAGCGTTCGATATTCCTGACTTTTGGGAAATTCAAGTACGGCCGCGTTCAGGAGTTACAACTAAAACAACATTAAGAGTTCAATTAGGAACTATCGATAGTGGATATAAAGGCGAAGTAGGGGTAATTGTAGATAATATTTCAAGAGACAATTGGAGTAATGCTGCAAGAGCGTTAAACAATTCATACGTGGAGAAAACAAGAGGTTTGGTTCCGAGTGGTTCCTATATCATCCGAAGGGGTGATCGAATCGCTCAAGGTGTCATAGCTCCTGTTATCAAAGGAATATTTGAAGAGACGGACCATCTAAGCGAAAGCGAACGTGGTGAAGGTGGATTCGGAAGTACAGGTGTAACGGTATGACAGCAAATGAAAGGCTGGAGAAAATCGGTGCGCTTGAGATAGTGACAGGCTATCCGTTCGAATATCTAAAAAGACAAACAGATGAATGGTTAATAAAAGAACATAAGGAACGAGTTGAGGCGAGATATGAGGAAAGCAAAAATAAACGCAATAAAGGTAACGGTAGACGGTCACGAGTTTGATAGTAAGACAGAAGCAGAATACTATCAATATCTTAAAAGTCGTGACGATGTAGAAGATATCATTTTACAGCCCCAATACACACTCTTAGAACCATTTGATATAGGTTGTGGACGTTGTTGTATGGGAAAGGTTGAATCAACCAAAACAGGCAATATGATTAATTGTAAAACGTGCGGTGGGACAGGAAAGAGAAAGAGACAAGCTTGGACATATACAGCAGATTTTGAGGTTGATTATACAAGCGGGATGATGGAAGTGATTGACGTAAAAGGATTTGCAAATGAAAGATTTCCGTTAGTAAGAAAGATGTTTGAATACACTCAAGGATTCGAGTTGTTAGTGGTTAAGAAAATAAAAGGACAATGGAAATACGTGTGAGGTGAGTAAATGTCATCAGAGAAACAATACCAAGCAGCATTAGAAGCTCATGACCGAGCAATCGATCAAATTAGGGAATTGGATAAACGATTACATGAGCTATCACCGTTCGAGTTAGCTAAGCTTGAATACATGTATACGAAAGTGGAACGGTTTGCATGGACGATAGCATCTTACTTCAAATCACAAGCAAAGTACTATGAGGGACTTGCAGAAGTCTCTCAGGGTACGACATATAAAAGTCTAAGGGAAGATAAAGACTTGGGTAAAACAAGCGTAGACGCTCAATATGAGAGCCGTATAGCTAAAGGGAACATGTTGGTTGAAGCTAGTACGTATGAAGGTCAGTATATTTCATGGCGCGGTTTTGCTGGTTCTTATGAAGGAGCTCGAAATGCAATCAAAGACATGGTTAAGGCGATTGATACAGAAGGAGGGAAATAGAATGCCACTATTTTGTGTGCAATGTGGAATCTATAAATCAGATGATGGAAGATGTGCATGTAAGTATCATTTAAATATCAATTACGAAAATACACCAATTAAACCAAACCACTACAAAACAGGTGGGATGGAACCAATAGAATACATGAGAATGAAGATGACCCCAGAACAGTTAGAAGGATTCTGTTTAGGAAATGTGATCAAGTATGTATCAAGATTCCAGGATAAGAACGGATTAGAGGATCTCGAAAAGGCTGAATGGTATCTGAAGGAATTAATTCAACAAGTTAAGGGGTGATTGGATGAAAACATTCCATGACATAGAAAATGCTTTACGTGATTATCATTGGATGCTCAAAGAGATTGAAAGGTTAAAAGAAGAATTGAAATCAGTTAATTCGAACGTCACTCCTGTATATGGTATTGAATCGTCGATGCCTAAAGGTAGTGGTACAAGCGATAAGGTGGGTAATGAGGTAGTGAATCGGGATAGAAAACAGAAAACAATTCAGAAGTTTGGAGCAAAAGTACAGTTTATACATGATAATTCAGATTGTATAACTGATGATCGAGAGCTAACGGTATTAAATTGTATGTTAGATGGTATGAGTATCGTCGCTATATCTCAACACATGGGATTCTCTGAACGAAAGGTATACACTATAAAAGATGACGTTGTGAGAAAAATGAAGGAAAATGCAGGAAATGCAGGAAATGCGAGTATTGCAGGATAAGTGCTTACTAGTACTAGTCTAGGTTATAATTGTAGTATAAGATGAATTCTTCTCCTACGGAAATAGGAGGGAATGTTCTGTTCTTTCGGCAAAATCAAAGGTCTTCAGTGAATGCGTAGTTGTCAGCTTCGCAACAATCAAGCACTTATCCAATCGGGTAGGTGCTTTTTTATTTGAGGGTAGCTTCTGTGTCGTGGGAGAAGCCGAGTGTACGAGTGGTTAGGCTAGAGGTACACAAATTGTATACGTGGGGTGAAGAGGATGAGTAAGAATACTGTTACGCAAGAACAAGTAATGGATATTTTCGTTAATTCAAAATTTGATGTGAAAACAATATATGACAAATGTACAGTTGTAACGTGTCAGCTGCCAAACGGATTTATTATTGTTGAATCGTCTGCTTGTGTAGATCCGGAAAACTACGTTGAAAAATTAGGTTATGAGATTTGTAGAGAACGAATCATTAATAAGATTTGGGAATTAGAAGGATACGTATTACAAAGTAAACTAACTAAGTAATACATAACGTGGGAAAAACTCATATCTACAAATGCCAAGTGAGATAATAAATGTGGTGGGTGGCAGGATATGAAAACATTAGTTGCTTAGAGCATATCTGATGGGTATGTTGTTGGGAAAGAATGTAGCAGGAAAAAATCTCCTTTTGTCGAATAAGTAGGCGAGAGTGAGGTGATAAGAATGGAAGACGTTGTTGTGTATAGCACAATACGAAAGTTAGTTATAGTCAAAGGTGAAAAATTCCTTTGTGATATCATTGTCATGGGTGAAAATTCTTTGTGTTCAGGCGAAAATTTGGATACAGGAGAACAGATTGGCTGGGTTACGATTGAAGACACTATTAATCCTGCCTTTAGATTTGGAGATTATATTAGAGATAACATATTAAAGTGAGTAGCATCCTTCGGGGTGCTTTTTTAATAGGTGTAAAAACAACCCCTAATGCCATATAATTACATTGGGGTGGTGTCTGTGTGGAGATAAAGACTAGTATCGAGTTTATAGGTGAGTATGATGGTATTTTCATGTATTGGGTATCGTGGGGTAGTGGAGGAAAGATGATCCAATTGACTGAGGATGATTTAGAGGACGGTGCAGACGATGGGTGATAAAGAACTAGATGAATTTATCAATAAAATTAGAAGTGAATCCTTTCGTGCGGGTTATGATAAAGGGTATGAGTTTGGCCTTAGAGAAGGGTTGGCAGCAGATAAAACAGGCGTTTACCTTTGCAAAAGTGGTTTATATGTATTTGAAGATAACGAATTAAAACCTGTCAAAAAATAAAAGTAACCGTGGATGATTTAGAGGATGAATCACCATAAAGGAGTGATATAGATGATTGAAGAACGTCATGAGGACGGTAAGGGAAACGTAGTTATAAGAAAAGATGGTCAATGGGCAATATCTAAAGATAACGGGAAAACGTTTCAGTGTGCTATTTCTGATGATGATGGCATCTATTTCAATACGTCATTACGGAGACAAAAAGATCGGTTAGCAGAATTTTTAATGAAGGAATACCCCGATGAAGTGGGTAAAGATGAAAGCTCAATAGAGTTAGCTATAAGATTACTTAAACGGTAGGACACTCATTGAGGGTGTCTTTTTTATTTGTGTAAAGGAGGGAGAGTGAATGAAGCTCACAGAGAAACAGAAACGATTTGCTGATTACTATATCGAGACTGCAAATGCTGCTGAATCAGCGATTAAGGCTGGTTATAGTAAGAAGACAGCAAAAGAGATAGGGAGCGAAAACTTAACAAAACCTAACATTCGCAGTTACATTGATGAAAGGCTTGCCGAGAAGGATAAGAATCGAATAGCTGACCAGGATGAAGTGTTGGAGTTTCTAACTAAATTGTTGCGCGGTGAGATAACTGAGCAAGTTCCTATCACTATGAAAGATTATTGGGAAATGACAGACAAGGAACCTGCACTTAAAGATAGAACGAAGGCAGCTGAATTGCTAGGTAAGCGCTATGCTATGTGGACTGATAAACAACAAGTTGAAGGTGATCTTGGTATCAAAGTGGTTGTTGATTATGGCGATGGCGATGAATGAAGTTAAAGTTAAGTTCAATCGACCTTTTAAAGATGCCAATCTATCAAAGAAGCGTTACCGGATTATGAAAGGGTCAGCAGGTTCTGGTAAGTCGGTTAACATCGCACAAGATTATATCATTAAGTTATCAGACACAAAGTTTCAAGGTGCTAACCTTTTGTGTGTACGTAAGGTAGATGTATCAAATAGACATTCGACCTTTTCTGAATTAAAAGGTGCTATCAATCGAACGTATGGTAATAAAGCAGATGCTTATTGGTATGTAAATGAAAGTGCCATGACTTTGAAGTCTTTAATAACTGGAAATGAAATTATTTTCCGAGGTGTTCAACACGAAAAGGACAGAGAGAAACTAAAGTCAATCAACTTTCCTAATGGCAAACTAACGTGGATATGGATTGAAGAAGCGACAGAGCTATATGAAGCCGATGTTGATATATTAGATGACCGTTTGCGTGGGATTTTAGAGAATCCTAATTTGTATTACCAAATCACAATGACGTTTAATCCAGTATCTGCACAACATTGGATTAAGAAAAAATATTTTGATTATAAGGATGATGATATATTCACTCATCATTCCACGTATTTAAACAATCGTTTTATTGATGATGCTTATCATAGGCGTATGGAACGAAGAAAGCAACAAGATCCAGACGGATATAGGATATACGGATTGGGTGAATGGGGAGAAATTGGTGGACTTATTCTAACAAACACATTCATCCATGATTTTGAAACAGGCGAATCAATGTTTGACAGTATTATACATGCACAGGATTTCGGTTTCAACCATGCGAATGCATTGCTCACTATCGGATATAAAGATGGTGAGCTTTTTGTTTGTGATGAAATTTATGTTCATGAAAAGGATACCAAAGAAATCATTGATATGGCGAATGAAAAAGGGTTGAATAAACGTTTACAGATGCCTTGTGATTCTGCTGAACCAGACCGTATTAAAATGTGGAAAAGAGCAGGGTATAGGGCTTACGGAATTAAAAAAGGTCCAGGAAGTGTTAATGCACAAATTGACTGGTTGAAACAACGTAAAATACACATTCATCCAAGATGCGTTAATACCATTAAAGAAATCCAACAGTGGAAATGGCGCAAGGATGAAAAGTTAAATATATATCTGGAAGAACCGGTAAATATCTTTGATGATGCAATGGCAGCTCTTAGATATGGCGGTTCTCACTATATGAAACCACCAGGATTAAAATTCCTTAAATAAGGAGGGAGGACATGTACCCAATGGAACCAACAGAAACAGAAAGATTAAACAAACATATCGAAGAAAACGCCCCGAAAATAGAAGAATACATCAAAGAGAAGATTGAAGAACATCAAGAAAAAATCCCTCAGATTCAAGAAGGTGTGAACTACTACTTTAACAAGGGTGAAATCACCAAACGAACAATTGAAGTATATGACGAGAATGGTAATAAGACAGTTGACCAGGATGCAACAAATAACAAGATACCTAGTGGGTGGCATAAGCTACTTGTTGACCAGAAGGTATCTTACTTAGTCGGTGATCCTATCACATTGGCTAGTAAGACAGATAAGGATATAAAACTAATACAAGATGTGTTAGGTGAAGAGTTTGAGGATAACTTACCTGAGCTTGTAAAGAACGCATCTAACAAGGGTAGAGATTGGTTGCATCCTTACATTGACGAGAATGGTGAATTTGAGTCTATCATCATTCCTGCTGAAGAGTTTATACCAATCTACGATGATAAAAAACGTAAGCAATTGACGGGTGGGATTAGGTTCTATGCCGTTAGTGATGATGTGACAAAGATTGAGGTATGGGATGAAAACACAGTAACGTTCTACGAGATGATAAAAGATGAAATCTTTATCGATGTGACAGAAGAGGTTAACCCAGCACCACACTTTTACTATGGTGAAAAGGGCTATGGTTGGGGTAAAGTGCCGTATGTTGAGTTTGCTAACAATGAGGAACGGGTAAGTGATCTGACGTTCTACAAACAATTGATTGACGTTTACGATTTGCTTATGTCAGATGTATCGAACACTTTAGAGGATATCCAATCGCTTATTTATGTGTTGAAAGGTTATGAAGGAACGGATGCTGTTGAGTTCATGATTAACTTGAAACGACATAAATTTATTGCAACGAGTGATGAGCCTGGTTCTGGTGTTGATACATTAAAGGCAGAAGTTCCTGTTGAAGCTGTTAAAACTCATTTGGATAGAATCTCACAAGATATTTACGCATTCGGACAGGGTGTAAATAGTTCTCCTGATAAGTTCGGTAATGCTCCTAGTGGTGTAGCTATCAAACATCTTTATTCTCTCTTAGACATGAAATCGAGCATTATGGAGAGGAAGTTTGCTAAAGGTTTAGAAGATTTCATTTGGTTTGCATGTGAGTACCTTTCTATTTCAAGTCAAGGTGACTTTGATTATAAAGACGTTACATTCACATTTAACAAATCAATCCTAGTAAATGAATTAGAACAAATTACAATGGCCCAACAATCTATGGGTGTGATTAGTCATAAAACAATATTAAAAAATCATCCATGGGTAAAGGATCCAGATGAGGAAAAGAAACAACTAGACGAAGAGGGCGACGAATACACACGGAATTTACCTTCTGTTGGTGGTTTACCTACTAATAAACTACCTAGTAGTAATGAAGGGGACTCATCCAAAACTGAGAAAACGTGTCCTGAATGTAGTGGAGACGGAACAGTACTTAGCACGAAAACAAACAAAGAAATCAAATGCCCTAAATGTGGTGGAGATGGTGTGGTTACGCGATGAATCAAAACGACATCGATAAGCGATTAGACGAAGCGATTGAACAAGCTGAGCGTGACATTGATGTAGTGTTCGCTAAACGTCTCCAAGACATCTCAAATCAAGTTGCAGGGTGGTATCGGAAATACTCTGATAAAGGTGAATTGAGCCGGACAGAGTTATACAAGTATAACCGAATCAAAAAGGAAATGGCTTTTATTGCCGAACAGATTCATGAAGATTACAAGGGATTGTATAAAGACATTCAGACGTTGCTACAGGAACAATACTTAGACAACCTATTAATGAGTGGTCAACTTTACGAGTATGCAGCACAAACGGATATGTTCTATCAAATCCCTGCAGTATCAACTATCAATCAAGCAATCTTAAATCCTATTGCAGAATTAACCTTATCATCATTGTTGAACACGCATCGTAACGAGATTATCCGAAAGATTAACATTGAGATAGGGCAATCACTACAGGCAGGAGAAAGCTATAGTGAGCTTGCTGAGAGGTTAGAAAAGGTTCTAGGGTTTTCATCTGTCAAAGCTAAAAGGGTGGCTAGAACAGAAGCAGGGCGCGTTCAAACGATATCGAGAATGGATAGTGCTAAACATGCTGAGAAGTATACGAACATGACTAAGACTTGGAACGCAACATTAGATAATGAGGTTCGTTCTTCACATCGAATATTAGACGATCAAGAAGCCGATGAAGAAGGCTTTTTTCACTTTAGAGGGAACAAGGCGCAAGGACCACACTTGTTTGGTGTAGCTTCACTGGATATTAATTGCCGTTGTTCAGTTCTTTACCTGGTCAATGGTAAACGTCCTGAGTTAAGACGTTCTAGGAACTACGAGGATGCTGATTATCAACAGAAACTAGCCAACAGGATAGATAAGTATATGGGAGAAGGATTAACTGAGAAACAAGCCGAGAAGAAGGCTAAGAATGAGGTTAAACCACCTTCGCTTGTAATACCATTTCAATCGTATAACGAATGGAAATCAGAATTAAAGAAAAGGTGATACCATGGCTAAATTAGAAATCAAAAAGCGTGAAGGTGTAACAGGTAAGGCAGTAACAATGCGTGATTTTGACATTTTGGTAGATGGTCAAGAACCTTCTATGATTACTGAACTAAATATAAATATGTCACACGATGGGTTTAATGAAGCTAAATTATCTTTTTATGTTGATGACTTAGAAGTCGATGGGGATTTCTTAGCTATCCTAGAAGCAAAAGTTGAAGAATCGAAAGAAAAGTAATACCTCGACTTTTTTACCTTGTGTAGTCGTTAAAGAGCAAAAGGAATACCTATCGAGTCGTTGCTCGCAAAACACGTAATAGGAGGACAATATGAAAGAACTATTAGAAAAGCTATCAAAAGGTGAAACGACGGTTGAGGACGTTCTAAAAGCGATTGATGATGCCGACAAAGAAAAGGTTCCTCGTTCACGTTTGAATGATAAAATCGAGGAAATCAAGGAGTTAAACGATCAGCTTAAAGAACGTGACAATCAATTAAAGGATTTAGGAGACAAAGCAAAGGGTAATGAGGATTTGCAAAAACAAATCAACGACCTTCAAGATGCAAATAAGCAGACAGCTACAGACTATCAAGCAAAACTTGATAAGCAAGCGTTTGACTTCTCTCTTGAAAAAGCATTATCTGATGCAAAAGCGAAGAATCCAAAAGCTGTTAAGGCATTACTAAACGCGGAAGCCATCAAACTCGATGGGGATAAGTTACTCGGATTAGAAGAGCAACTTAAAACCCTACAAGAGAGTGATGGCTATTTATTTGGAGTGGAGGAAACACCACAACTTAGAGGTCGTCAGCCACAGGCGCCAGGGCAACAACCACAAACTACACCAAGAGTGCAATTGCAGAAAGATTATGAGACAGCTGTACAAAGTGGAAACATGCCGTTAGCTGTATCACTAAAAAACAAATTATTTACAATGACTGAGGAGGAATAATAAATGCCAACAAACGTAACTGGAACAGGAACAGTATGGAACTTACCTAACTATGCAGGAGAACTTTTCACAGCATCACAAATTAACACACCTTTCTTATCAATGATCGGAGGATTAACGGGTGGCGGTATGCAAACTGCTAACTTCGAATTCCCTACTTACTCTGATTACGATTTACCAACAGCTGCACAACCTGCGATTACAGAAACAGCATCATTAACAGCACCTGCAGCCGAGGAAATCACACGAGGGCAAGCGACAAATGTCACTCAAATTTTCCAAGAAAAGATTTCAATCTCTTATGCGAAACAGTCTAACTCAGGTCGTCTATCTGGATTGAATACAGCAGGACAACAAAATAATGCTCCATCAGAGAAGGATTTCCAAATTGCTCGTAAATTAGAGAAAATTGCTCGTGATGTAAACTACACGTTCCTTAACGGTACTTACCAAGTGGCAACTAACGCAGGAGTAGCAAACAAAACACGAGGTATCTTCGCATTAGCAGCAACGGTAAATACTTTAGCTGCGGCAGGTGCTTCATTAGATAAAGCTAAGATTGATGCTTTACTACTACAAATGTTCAACAATGGAGCTAAGTTTCAAAATATGGTTCTATTCACAAATGGATTCCAAAAGCAAAAAATCTCTTCAATTTACGGCTATGCTCCACAAGATCGTAATGTTGGTGGGGTAAACATCAAACAAATCGAAACAGATTTCGGAAACATTGGTATCGTGCTTGATCGTATGGTTCCAGCAGGACAAATTGGCTTATTCGATATGGGAGAAATTAAACCAGTATTCCAACCGGTACCAGGTAAAGGTAACTTCTTCTATGAGGAACTAGCTAAAACTGGTGCAGCTGAAGAAGGTCAAATCTTCGGTCAAATCGGTTTGGCGCATGGTCATGGTTCATTACACGGATCAATCACTGGTCTAGCAACATCTTAATTTTAAAGGGAGTCTTTGTGGTTCCCTTATTTCTATTTGAGGAGTGATAACATGGGTAAATTACAAGATGATGTGCGTATTGATAACACATTAAAACAGGTTATCCAAATGCCAACACAAGCTGCAAGTGTTGCTGCAGACGTAGCGACAATTAAAAATGACTTCAATGCATTATTAACAAAACTAAAAGATGCAGGATTAATGAAATAGGAGGAATGTTAAATGAAATTTGAAGGTGCTGGCATTGTATGGGATGCAGAAAACGACAAGCAACTATGTAAATTTGAAGATGGTGTCTTTGATGCTAAAACTAAGCGCGAACAAGACATCTTAAAGAAATTAGGCTTTAAGGAAGTAAAAGAGGAAAAAGAATAGGGGTGTCTGAATGGATATCCAAGAAGTAAAAGACATACTAGGGATTACCACCGATAAGCACGATGTTTATCTAGGGACGGTAATCCCTTTATTTGAGGAAAAGATTAAGAAGAGAGCCAATAATCGCTTTGTTAATTCTCAAGGTGTAGAAGAGCTTCCTATCGACTTACAGCACACACTTGCTAAGTGGATACAGTGGGATATGACATCTAAGCCAGGATTAGAATCAAGGAGAATGGGTGAGGTATCGTACAACTATGATAATGAGTTTCCTGACTTTGTTAAGAAGGACATAGCGCCTCATAGAAAGGTGAGGTTTAGATGAGTGAAGAATACCCTCATGTGATCACATTCCAATCCTTCCAACCTATTCCTGACGGTGGTGGAGGATATGAAGAAGGATGGACTGACTTCTTGACCACTGAAGCTTTCGTGTGTCCTGTATCTAGCAACGAGAGGTATCAAGCGCAACAAACTCAATCACCGATTAGTCATAGTATTTTCTATCCTTATCAGACAGGTGTTAAGCCAGATATGAGAGTGATTCATGGAGATGACATATTAACTCTCCATTCCAAACCTATAGATCAAGGTGGACAAGGTGAAATCCTCATGGTTAAAGCTGAATTAACATGATTACTGGATACGGATATAAAGACTTTGATGTTGCTGTAAATAAGTTTGAGAAGCATCTTATAAGGCAGATAAAGCGCATTGTTGCTGAGACTGCTGAAATGATAGCAACTCAAGCAAAAGCACTTGCACCTGTAGATGACGGTAATCTTAAATCATCAATTGATATTGATTATGCAAAAGGTGGTTTAACTGCAATAGTTACAGTAGGGGCAAGTTATGGTATTTATGTAGAATTTGGGACAGGGATATACGCTAAAGAAGGAAACGGTCGTAAAGACCCGTGGGTTTACTACAAAAATGGTCGTTATTATTTTACGCGTGGTATGAAAGCCCAGCCATACTTTTACCCATCGCTAGAAGTGGCTATGAAATACTTCTCAACAGAAATGAACAAGTTAGGGTGATGATATGTTAGAAACTGCCCTATGGGAAACGCATAAAGCTATATTTAAACGATTATCAGAAGATACTGCCCTTCTACAAAAGGTCACAGGTGTATTCGATGCAGTTCCAGAAGGTACACTTTACCCATATGTGACGATAGGAGAGCCTGTTGTTACACCATTTGAAACTAAAACAACATACGGTGAGAATATCCCTTGGGCACTTCATGTTTACAGTACGTACAAAGGGAAGAAAGAATCTTACGAGATATTAAACCTCATGGTACAGGCGTTAACGAAAGCGCCTTGGGCTGTAGAAGGGTTCAAGGTATTAAAAGTCAACATAGAACCTAATATGACAGTTTTAAACCCTGCTCAGGATGGATTTCCTTATCAGGGTATTTTACGTATTAGATTTCACATAAATAACTAGGAGGTCATTACATGCAATCAGGTAAAAATACAATTTTGTTAGTGCAACCGATTGATAATACTATCGGTGATCCTGGGTTCTTAGTTGCTAACTTAACAGAAAATAGTTACTCCATAGAGAATGAATTAATCGACGAAATGACAAAAATGGGTCGTATCTTAGCATACGGCGAGAATAGCGAGTCTTTTGAATTAACTGCATACGGAAAGAAAAAAGATCCTGGTCAAATGGCTATCATGAACGCAATTAAGAAAAAGAAAAAGCTTAAAGTTTGGGAAATAGATTTAGAAAAGAATGAAAATGATGCTTACGATGCAACATTTGCAATTTGTTTAGTAGAAAGTGCCGAAACATCTAGCCCGACTGATGGTTTTAAGGAATTATCGTCAACATTACAAGTTGAAGGTTCATCTGTAGATGGTGAATTACCAACTATACCTGCAGCTGCAACAGAAGCACCTTATGACTTCGAAACTCCTGGAGAAACAGGCGAACCTGCATAACATTAATTAAATAACAGTTAAAGGCACTCTTAAAAAGGGTGTCTTTTTATTATAGGAGGAATATACATGGCATTTTTAACAATTAACGGTAAACAATTTGAAGCTAAAGCGAATTTTAAATTTGAAAGAGCAGCAGATAAGAAATACAAGGATGAAAAAGGCGAAATCTCAGGGGTAGAAAAGATTTATCAAGACTTAATGTCCAAGAAGATCGGGGCTTTATTAGCTTTCTGGGATTGTGCTACTGCTCAATATGGTAAAGGACATCAACCTAGTTTAGTAGATATTGAAGAAAGTCTTACTACAATTATTGAAAATGATAACGAAGAAGTTGAGCAGTTATTTAAAGATGCTTTCCAAACGATGGATAACTCGGGTTTTTTCCGACTGCAACTGAAAGAGTTTTGGAAGAATCTAGACTTAATCGATCAGTTAGCAGAGGACGAGAAAGAGAAGAAACAAGGGGAAATCGCGAAGAAGATGTACCTAGAAAGAAGAAAAGAACTGAACCCATCGATTACCATTCCGTCTTTAGAGACTGTGCAAGATTCTTAAAAGTCTACGATACCGAGCTAATCCTTTCTTGGACACCTAACGAATATGAAGCTTTTATAAAGGGTGCTCAATATAGCGAAGTTGATGAATATGAGAAGTTAGCTATTAGCGCTATGTTTCAAGCAAAAGCAAGTAACTCAAAAAGAATGTCAGTTAAAAAGTTATTTGATGCTGATAAAGCCAGAAAACGTCTTGAGAATAACGGACAATCCAAAGAACAAGACATAGAGCGTTCCATGCGATTAAACGAAGCGTTCAAAGGATTTAAACCTCAATTCAAGAGAAAGGAGGTCGCTAGATGACAGAACGTTTACAAGCCATCGTAGGAGCTAAGATAAGTGAATTCAGAAGAAAAATGGCGCAGGTCAAAGCAATTGCTAAAACCGTACCAAACAAAATTGTTGTCGATGTAGAGGCTAGAGTAAATAAGTTTCAACAAACAATGAATCGAGTATCAAACTTTATACACTCACTCGATAACGTCATGTCTAATGCTGTTGGTGGGGGTATGATGATGGTGTCTCCTGCAGCAGTACCTATTCTTGCTTCGGCAGTAGGGCTATTAGGATCACTAGGCCCGATGGTAGGAGTATTGGGTGGCTCAACATTCGCATTAGCAACAGCATTTGGATTTGCCGGAACGGCAGCTCTTGCGTTTGGGGCGGCTGCAATACCAACAATCTCTAAGTTATTTGATGAATCCGAGAAGCTAACGAGCGCACAAAAGGCCGCGAAAAAAGAGTTTACAAATTTCCAAAATACTTGGAAGAGTATCACTAAAGACTTAGAAAAACCTGTGCTACAAGCGTTTGGAAAGTCTATGCAGATAGCTAACAAATCTTTGCAAATGGCTAGACCATTATTCGATAGTGCTGCAACAGCAGTTAATAATCTATTAAACTCATTGGGTAAATCCTTAGATTCATCACCAGTCAAAGCGTTCTTTGATTACATGAATAAAAATGCGGGTCCTATGCTTGAAAAGGTAGGTAAGGCAGTTGGGAACCTCATGCAAGGGTTTATGAGTATGATGGTTGCGTTTGGACCATTAGCTGAACAAACAGCACAAGGGTTTCTGAATATGTCTAAAGGTTTTGCCACTTGGGCAGCAGGACTTTCGAAAAGTGAAAAGTTCCAAGCATTTGTTAATTATGTCAACGAAAACATGCCTAAGCTTAAATCAATCTTTAAGGACGCAATAATAGGCATCATAAATACATTTGCTGCGTTTGGACCTTTATCAGCAGATATGATGACTGGATTACAAGGGATGATGACAAAGTTCCGAGAGTGGTCTGCGACACTTGCAGAAAACCAACAATTCCAACAGTTTATTGGGTACATCAGAGACAATGCACCTCAAGTAATAGCTCTTATAGGTAATCTAACAACATTTCTTGTTAATTTAGGGATTGGGTTAGCGCCTTTAGGGTCATCTATTTTAGGCATCGTTAACAACTTCTTATCGTGGACAAATAGTATGATGGAAACTCATCCGTGGATAGGGAAAGTGGTAGGAGTTCTTCTTATATTAGCTGGCGGATTTAGAATGTTAGTGCCTGTCATTATCGCGGCTAAGACTTTATTTGCAGGATTTGGAACGACGATAATGAGTACAGTGGCTAGGGTGCTTCCTTTAATAAATCTACTTAAGATGAACTTGATTATCGGCGTACAAATGATGATGCAATCATTAGGTTTATTGATGATTAGAGTACAAGCTGTAGCAGTTAGCATCATAACCAGTTTTGCACGAATGATTGCTCAAGGAGCTGTGTGGGTAGCTCGTTTTATTGCTCAAGTCGCTATACAGTTGGCTCAATGGGCTTTATTGGGTACACAAGCCTTATTACATGCTGCAAGGGTTGCGGCTGCATGGCTATTGACTATGGGTAAAAATGCAGCAGTAGCTCTAGCAAGGATGGTAGCAACTTCGGCTGTGTTTGTTGCGAAATGGGCGTGGTTAGGAGTTCAAGCCTTATTACACGCTGCAAGAATGGCAGCTGCTTGGTTTATCGCACTTGGTCCAGTAGGTTGGGTGATTGCCACCGTTGTAGCTCTAGTTATTTTAATCATTGCAAACTGGGACAAAGTGAAGTCATGGACGATCAAAATTTGGTCATTTGTAAGTGATTTTATTTCTAAAACTTGGCAAAAAATAGTTTCCTGGTCGGTACAAGCAGGCGCAAAAGTCTATACAACAACGAAACAAAAATTTGATCAAGCAAAACAAGCGATTCAGACAGCGATGGATTCAGCAAAAAATAAAGTCCAATCGATTCTAAATAATATAAAGTCTCTATTTTCATCAATAATTAGCAGCATGGTTTCAACGGTCCGAACAAAATTCACTGAAATTGTAAACGCAGTTCGTGAAAAAATGAGTGAAACGAAAAGCAAAGTACAGGACGGGATAAATCAAGTGAAATCCTTTTTATCCGGCATCGACCTAAGTAGCATGGGTAGACAAATGATCCAAGGTTTAATAAACGGAATCGGATCAATGGCCGGTGCTCTTGTCGATAAAGCAAAAGGCGTTGTAAGTGGTGCGATAGAAGGAGCAAAAGCTCTACTTAAAATAAAATCACCTTCTCGTGTATTTTTACAAATTGGTAAATTTACTGGGCAAGGTATGATTAATGGTATGGATGCTATGAACAATGCCGTATCAAGAGCTTCTGCTAAAATGGCTCAAGCTGCTATAATCGATACTCAACGTACACAATTCGCTTTTGATACTGGATTAAGTGGAAGTGATTTTGGACGTATCCGCCATGATATTGGTGCTGAGGTATCAAACTTCGAAAATCCTGAACCTGTCATTAACGTATACAACGATTGGGACGGTGAAAAAGTTGTCTCCTATGTGGAACGAGGAAATGCAAAAAGATCACGTATCACAGATGGATTTGGAGGTAAGTAACCGATGGATGTATTAATCGAAAAACTAAACGGTGAACGGAAGAAATTCTCTGAAATCGGTCTTATCGTGCGTGATTTTCTTGTAGGAACAGCAGGAGTAAGGCAATACAAATCAGAGATTCAAGGCAGACCAGGTAACATTGATAAAGGCGCTGATTATGGACCTCGACCCATAACAGTGCCTTTTATGTTTAAGTCAGAAGATTTAATGGATTATCCACTTATGAGAGATGAAATATACGCTTGGCTTGGTGGCGTCGAAGAGTTTTGGATATACGAGGGTCGTTCCCTTGGATTAATGAAGTTTGAAGTGCCTGGGGAATCGTATGATGACTTTAAGTTTGATTCAGATATCATTTACGGTAAAAGATATTTAGTCCGTAGAACAAGCGACCTAGCGCCTGACCAAAGAGGTGTATGGGGATTAGATTCTATATCCTTTGAAACTATTGAACTTCCATTTGGGGAGACAACAGCAACCACACTTATACCTTTCGTTATCGGAAATGGCCCTGATGAAGTAGAAAACAGCATTTGGACAGTAGGTCAAGCAATGATTTTCGGTGAAGAACTAAAATACACTTTCGTTAATCCTACGACTATCCAAGTCTATAACGGTGGCACCGAAAGAGTGGATCCAGAAGAAGGTATGTACTTAGTAATTGAGTACAAGGGTGCTAGTGCAAATTTAAAGATTAAGAACCAAACTAATGGTACCGAATGGAGTTTTGCAGGAAATAGTGTTGCTAATGATTCAATTAAAATTGATGGTGTTCATTCAACACTTAATTTATTATCCATCGTCCGCAACACTAATTTAGAATTGATTAAGCTTGAACCTGGTTGGAATACAATCCAAGTCACAGGTACAACAAGTGGTACACTCTCATTTGATTTCCGTTGGTACTTTAGATAAAGGAGGCGCAACATGTTAGCAATCAAAGATTTAAATGGCGAAGTATACTTGCTTACTGGCGCCTCTAATATCGTACGTAAGCGAAGGGTTAATGGGGAAAAGGAATTATCCCTTAAGCTTGATAAAACCAAGCAAAACGCCCATTACTTTGACGATATCGATAAGTATTGGCGAGTAATAGATTTTGCAGGTGAAGAGTATCCGATCGTGTTCTATCGTGACGTGACAGAAGGAAACAGCTATTCAAGAGAATTGAGTTGTTTACACAGTTTCTATGACGACATGAGGAACCTCTATAAGTATGAAATATTTACAGGTTCAAGAACTTTTGTTGATATGATGAATTTCATCTTCAATGGTTCGGGATATACGTTTAATATTATTGGTCTGTTTTATGCTCAAGACTTTGAAAACTTCGGGGACGATTTCGGCTTAGAGTTGTTTAAAACAGCTTTAGAACGTTACAAGTCGGAATTTAAAGTAATAGGTAAGGTTGTTACACTACAAGATAAAATCGGTAATACAACAGATTTTCAGTATCGTCACAAATTCAATCTTGAGTCCATTGAGAGAGAAGTAGATGCGCTTGACTTTTCAACTTATGGCGAAGGTTTCGGTAAAGATGGTTTACACGTTACTTACACCTCTCCTCTTGCTGAAATTTACGGAATACGTCCTATCAAAGCAATTCGTGACGACCGTTTCACAATAGCTGGAAATTTAACTGATAAGGTCAAAGAAGAAGTCGATAACAGTTTAAAAATAGCTGTTACTGTGAAATTATCAGACCTTCGAGCTTCAGGATATAACAAGAACCACCCTGATGAGGGCGACGTTATTATCCTTGTTGAAGATCGCCTAAATATGAAGGTCGATACTCGGATAGTTGAGATTGTTGAATTGCTCGATAAAAACGGTAAAGTTTTAGATTGTGATGTCACACTTTCTAATTTTAGTAATATCTTTGAACAGCAAAGACGTATTCAAAACGCCACAAAGTCAATAACTGATGCAATTGAAGGGAAAAGACCTTTACCATTCCAAGCTCTTGCAGTAGCCGTACAACAAGCGACAATCGCTTTACAAAACGCACAAACAGAACTACATTTCCCTGATAGTGGTGGGATACTCGCTATTGATAAAACCAACCCAAATAAATTAGTTCTTTTTAATTCTGCGGGGATTGGCATATCTGAGGATGGTGGTCAAACGTTTAAGACAGCGATGACAGGCGCAGGGATTGTTGCAGATGTAATAACGGCAGGGACAATCAATACTGCTTTTGTAAGAATCGAAGGCGCCAGCGGAAATATTTTCATGACAGGCGATCAATTTAAGTCTGTAGATGCAAACAATCCTGATAAGTTTGTTGAGATTGTTCCTGGTAAAATAACTACCGCAGGATCTCTTGATATTATTCGACCAGACGGAGCTGTTTGGACTCAAAACGGTATTCCTCGGAATAGCTTAGTTGTCCAACAGACAAGCCCACCGTTTATAGGTGATAATATCGCCATAATAGCGCGTTATTACCGTTCTTTGCAATCCGACTATGACTTTATAGGGGCATTTCAGATGAATCACGAAGGTAGATATCTTTTAATACAAGGATATGCTGCCGTTAACTGGGCAGGTGTCGGTATCGCTGTCCAATCATATGCGGGCGGGATAAGCTTTTACCAAACCATGCTTATACCTAAAGATGCGGGCGCAACCGAGGCGAAGTATTTTGAAATGATAGTCGATTTAGGTAAACCAACATATTCACCATCGTTGTTCTATATAAAAATGAGAACTGATAACGAGCCATCGGAAGCTAGATGTCGTGTTAACTGGGTTACACAATTTGGATGATGAGGTGATTTTATGTACGACGAGTTGATTATTTACGTTACCGTTGATGATCAAGGAAATGTCACTAAAGGTATGGGGGGGACTAATCCCAGGCCAGAAAAAGAATACCATTATTTTTTCATAAGGGATTTGGAAACATTAGAAAACATATCTAAATTTAAAGTTGTCCTTAATGGATTTGTACCAGATTTAGTCCTAAAGGACGGAGAAATATTAGAAGAAATTAACCACACACCGGAGCCTAAATAGAAGGCTTTTTTTATTTGAAATAAAACAGGAGGGATAACATGGCAGATGAAATAAAACAATTAGACTTACATCCCGACCAACTATCATTAAGAGAATTACGCAACAACAACAATGAAAATTACAAAAAGATTAATGATAATAACGAAATTCTTAAAAATGTACCTGTACAAGCAGAAGAAGCTTTAACAAAAGCAACAACAGCTGAAACGAATTCGACTGATGCGAAAAACAAAGCAAATAGTGTTCAAGCACAATTTAATCAAGTTGTTATTGAAGGAGATTCGTCCGTTGAAGCAGCACAGGCAAGAGTAAAAGCTGATGCTACATCATATCCAACCTTACAAGCAAGATTGAATGCTACTGATGTGGAGTTGGCCCATGTTACGACGGCACAAGGATTTAATTTAGAGTCATACGTTCGACAAGTTCCTGAGAATAATGATCAGGGTAGGTTGAATCGTGCGATAGAAGATATTAAAACTTTAGGTAAAGGAGTATTAGTCCTTCCTAAAGTAAAGGAGTACTTGATAACGGGTATTCCGTCATTACCTTCTAATTTCGCTATGCTTGGAGGAGGAACCCTAAAGTTAGTTAACGGTACAATTAATAGTGTTCTTAAAAATGACCATGTAAACGGAAATGATAATATCATTATTTCTGACATTGTCATAGATGCTAATTATTTTGGTGCCGACGATCCAGCAATCCAGCAAAGTCATCACGCGTTATATTTTAAAAATATAACCAATCTAACATTGATGAATGTAACGGTAAAAAACCCCGTTGCTTGGTGTGCTAATATTCACACATGCGATACTGTGTTTGTCAGTAACTATCGAGCTTTTAGCACAGGAGCTCAACAAGATGGGATTCATTTCATGGATTGTAAAAAAGTATTAGGTTTTGGTATTCATTGTGAGGTTGGAGATGATGTATTAGGAATAACCGTTACGACATCAGGAACAGAAACATCTAGCATAATTATTCACGGGCTTACCGGTTCATCCGTTATTGGTAGTGGTGTCCGCATTAACCAATCGGATGATAGCTTTAATGCGGGTCAATCGAAAATTATAAGGGGTATAAAAATCACAGGAATAAACATAGAAAATTGCGGAAGTAGAGGCTTAAATCTGTACAATATCCACCCGACATCTACATTTGAAGATGTTACGCTTGAAGGTGAATTCAAAAATATCTTTAGAGAAGGATTTCGAATTGTAAAAGGAAAAAAGCTAAAACTTGATTTGAAATTAACAGAATGTGGCACAGGCGGATTTGAGGCGTTTAGAGCTGATGAAATAAATGAAAGTGAAGGAGTTTTGTCAGTTTATAACGTTAAAGATGGCTATAAAGGCATTTGGATTTTAAAAGGTAACGATAATGACTTTACACTTAAAGGTGACTATATAAATGTAGGAAAATCTAATCATCAAATGTTTTTACAACTTGATAATGGAGAACGAAACCAATTTCGTAACGGTAATACAAAAGGCGGATTGAGAGCTTTCCAAATAGGAACATCTTCAGGTGTCGCAAAACATAACAAAGTACACGATAATATTATCAGAGGTACGGTAGGAAATGCCATTGAAGAAAGTTCTCATGTTGATAGTGATTACAATGAATTTTACAATAACAACGTTGATGGGACTCCCGGAATTCAAAAACGTGGTGCGAACAGTATTGTAAGAGATAATACTGGTTATAGAACGAGAAATAAAAATGTCGCTACAATAGCTAATGGAGGAGTAAGTATTACTGTAAACCATGGATTAAAGGGTACTCCTAGCGTTATATTTTTAACAGGGAGACATACCGAAGTAGCCCAAGCGACTGTTAATGAATCGAGTATTAACGCAACTAGTTTTCAAATCATTGTTCCTTCTTCTGTGACCGCAAATCGAAATGTATCTTGGATCGCTGAAATTTGATGATTAACTACAAAAAAATACAAAATAATACAACAAATGTCGATATTTGAAGAATTTTACCTTATTGGTACATATATACACTAATGGGTGTTTATGCTAGTATTTTGCATATGTTGCCTGTTTGTACCAAATAAGGGAGATGTAGAGAAATGGAAGTTAAAGTAACTAAAAAAATATGGTGGTTGAATCCTGCAACTATTTTTCTTTTAATAATGAGTGGGATCTTTTTAGGCGTTATATCCGTATCAGAAAATAACTTTTCAAAATATTACAATGTAAACAAATACATTGATCAAGCTACGATTTGGTATGCTATATTAGGTTGTATCTCATTTGTTGTCGGTATTGTTTTCACTTTGCTTCTTCTAGGAAAATTAGAATCAACACAAACATTCTATAAAGAGATTAAAAGAGGGCATAAATTTTATAGAAGAACTATCACCGTTCTTTTTCTTTTTACAACGTTCGGTTATTTAATGTGGGCATTTATGCTTTTTAAAAATGGTGCTTCGATTTCGCTATTTCGGGGTGTTCTATTAGGCGAAGAAAATGCGATCTATACGTTAAAACATAACTATTTAACCAAAGTTGCGGGTGTCACATCTTTCACTAATTTTGGGATACCATTCATTATAGTTGCAACTTATTATAATTTTTATAATAAGCAAAAAACCGTTTTTAAAATGATGGTAATAGTCTATTTGATGACTGTGTTAAGAGGAATATTTTTCGCTGAACGATTAGCGATATTGGAAATTCTAATACCGACAGTAATTATCTACTTCTTCCTTAGAGTAAAAGAAGGAAGACCTCCTAAATTTTTTAGATATTACCCCTTAATTGGTTTTAGTTTTGTTTTTTCGTTATTTGCAATAGGAGAATATTTTAGGTCTTGGTCAAACTATTATCAGTATATATCAGAATCTTATTCTGATTTTATAACTACTAGGTTTTTTGGTTATTACCTTACAGCAATCAATACAGGCACACTATATATTGAGGAATTGAATACTTTACCTTTTCCATACTTTACATTTGAATGGTTTTGGAAATTCCCTATTATTGGGGGAGATAGCTATACAAACCTGTTTCATACTTCTCCTCCTGAAATTGTTTTAGACAAACTATATACGAGAGGAAATCCCGAATTTAATAACCCTTCAGGATTATTACTACCTTTTTTAGATTATGGCGTGTTTGGAGCTATAACGTTTTGGTTGTTTTTTGGAGCCATAACAGGGTTTTTGTATGTGTTCTTTAAGAAAGGGTATTTATTAGGAATGCTACTATACCCAGCCTGGTTTATAGGTATCACCGAAATCCCTAGATACTTATACTTTGTAAGTGGTAGGTTCTTTCCAGCTTGCGTTACTTTGGTTTTTATCACTTTGTTGGTAGTGTTCTTGAGGAAGAAGTCACATGTTAAGGTTAGTGCGAAAAGAGGTAATGAAGAAACCCTAATTAATTCACATTAGGACCCAATTCCGACGTAATGAAAATTAAATAACTTACCGAGAGTCATCTTAGGATGGCTCTTTTATTATGCCTAGAAAGGGTGAGGGAGATGGAGCAACGTGTTGGGAAACTCGAATCAGACATGACTGACGTAAAAACTCGTTTGGCTGTTGCAGAGTCTAACATCAGAGACATAAGAGAAGATTTAACATCAATCAAAAGTAATACGACTTGGATATTGAGAATCATCTTAGGGATTATCATAACGGCCTTATTCGGCTTAATTATTAAAGGGGGAGCATGAAATGGATAAAGGGAGTATCACACGTTACACGTTGCTAGTTGTTGCAGTTGTTAATGCGGTATTAAATTTATTAGGTTATCAAACGATTCCTGATGAAACCACAAACGATTTAATTGCGATTACATCGGGTGTAGTCATGTTGTGGGCTGGATGGAAAAACAATTATCTATCTAAAAAGGGTAGAGCTCAAAAAGAAGCTATCAAAATAAACGGATTAAATTAAGCTGCCTTCGGGTGGCTTTTTATTTTATACAAAGGAGAGGGTAAATAATGGCTATTAAAAATCTACCTAAATATAAGGATATTAGAAACTCAATCCGTAGAAAAGGTCGTTATCCGTATGTGGGGACTGCTGTAAAAGATACACATGTTATTCACCATTCTATGACTGCACAGCATCTAAAAGGTTCTAACCCTAATTCATTCGCAAATACTCATATTGATACAAATGGTTGGTCGGGCATTGCATACCCTTTTGTAATTATGCCAGATGGTACGATTTATCAAACCGACGATTTGGACAGACGTACGAATCATGCAGGAAATACAAACACTAGATCAATCGGTACTTGTCTTGTTGGTGATTTTCGTAAAGAAGGTGCTAAAGAAAAGCCAACTAAAGAACAATTAGAATCTTTATATCTGTTAAACAAAGAACTATTTAAAGAACTACCTAACATGAAATATGTGAAGGGGCACCAAGAATGTCCAGGGTACTCGTGGAAAAACTGTCCTGGAGACATGTGGGATTATAGAGATGCAATCGCAGGAAAAGGATTAAGCTTAAATAGTGATAAACCAGTTACAGTTGAAGCACCGAAAACAGAAGTGAAAACGGAGGTTATTAAGAAACCATCCAATCCAGCACCAAAAGGTAAAATTGAGGTATTCCAAGATTGGTTGAATAACAATTATAAAACAGGTATTGCCGAAGATAATATTTACGGTAAGAACACTAAAAAGGCAGCATCAAAAGCTCTGCAAACCGAATTAAACAAACAATACAAAGCTGGTTTAGTTGTTGATGGTATTTGGGGACCTAAGACAAAAGCTGCTATTCGTACAGTTTCAAGAGGTGCTAAAGGAAATATCACACGAATCGTTCAAGGTATGCTTTATTCATTCGGCTATGATCCTAAAGGCTTTGACGGTATCTTTGGCGATGGTTGTTTTTACGCGGTGATGAAGTTTCAAAGGGACAAAAAGTTATCAGAAGATGGAAAATGTGGGAAGAATACATTTGAAGCGATGTTTAAGTAATCAAAATAAGCCCTTCTCTTAATTGAGAGGGGCTTAATTAATCAATTGGTTTACCTTATGTTCAGCAACCATTCTTACAATCTCTGCATAACCAAATGGCGTAACTCGCTCAATTTCAGCAATAGTTAACTTTTCTGCATAATAAAGTTGAGATATGAGTTTCAGTTCAGCTTCGACTACAATTGCTTCTTCCATAAAAACCTCCTGCGTAATCTTTCCTAGAACAATTAGACCACAGAAGATTTAAGCAATCTTTAATTTTTTGTAAAATTTCTGTCAAAATTGAAACCTTTATTTGACACATCCGTAATATTGTTATAGTTTTACATGGTAACTATTAACATGTAGGAGGATACATATGAAAAAAGTACTAGTTTTGATGTTTGTAGCTTTACTAACTTTAACAGCTTGCGGAAACGTCGACAATATTCAACAGTCGGAAGATGAAAAAGCAAAAGCTAAAACAGGAGCTGAAGCTACTAGCGCAAGTGCAGAAGAAACGAAAGAAGATGTTGAAAAGGCTAAAGAAGAAGATATCTGGACTTATTATGAAGATGCTAAATGGTCGGAAGATTTCAAAGGTCTAAAAAGTGAGATTCAAAAAGTTGTAGTTTCCAATGAAGCTCCAGCAATTGATGAAAACGGAGAAGAAGTTATTAAATCAGCTGTAGGCGTTAAGTTTAAGATGGAAAACACAACAGAAGGCAAGTTTACTACCTATCCTGATCAAGCAACTTTAGTTACAAGCACAGGTGAGCAGGTTGAAGCTGATCTAATCTTTTCTGATAATTTAGGCGGTGAAATTGATAAAGGCGTTATTAAAGAAGGAAATATTATTTGGTACTTAGCACGAGGAGAAGCAGACAAAATTGAATGGATTAAAATGTCGTGGAATACTCGTGAAGGTGCAGAAGACGACTTCGAAGGCGAATCTAAAGATTATGAAATTGAATTAAAACTCAAATAAAAGAGGACCTTTCCTTAATCGGAGAGGTCTTTTTTTATTTCTGCAAGATCATCTACTTTGCATTTCAATAAGTAAGCTAATATAAAAGTCTTCTCAAATGTAGGATAGCTAATTCCTTTTTTCCAGTTCCATACTTGTTTATTTGATACTTTACACTTTTCCGCAATGAATTTTGTTTTTAACCCTGATTCTTCAATCAATTCCCCAATTCTACTTTCAATCTTCATATAATCACCTGTTAATTAATTCTATTAAAAGTTGTACAATCCTTTAATGAAATTTAATTGGAAATATTTCTAATTTTTTTTCATATGTACAGGCAAACGAAATCATACACCCTCATATACATTATCATCTACGCAAAACAATACAGAGACAAAGACATGATATTATGCGTTTACCCTATGCCAACTAAAATACATGTAACGAATTTCAGAACGCAATCGTAAATCCTTGATAAGAAAGGGATGAAGAGCTGTTTTAAAATGCGTATTGCGTGCAACTATTACTACGTAATATCCAAAGGAGATGGTGGTGGTGCTCTTTGAAATCGGGTCAACAATCGTGATGGCTAGTGTTACTGGTTATGCTTATTTAAAAACTAATGGTTCATCATCAAATGATGCGGATAAAATACGAAAGATTTTTACTAACTCAGGATGGACCGGAATAAATGGCGAAACAATTCGCATCCAAAGAAAAACGAAATTTAAAGGTGGAACAGAATACGTGTATCAATTGCCTTTGGGTTTTGATCGTCGAAAGATTGAAGCTGGAAAGCACATTTTAGAGGACGGATTGAACATTAGGCATAAAATTATCGAGTTCGAGCTCTCTGATCTTATGAAAATCAAATGGGATAAAGATGTATTCAGACAGCTTATAAAGATTCTTACATCCAAGAAGATAAGCAAAAAGGAAATTGAAATGGATTTTGACGGTATGCTTAGAATTAAGGTTTATAACGAGACTATGAAAGATCAGTATGATTGGGATGAAAGTTATTTGCAGCTTAATACATGGTCTGTATCCATCGGAAACACCCGTCAAGGTGTTGTAAGGCATGACTTTGATGAACATAAACATTTGATTATTGCGGGAGCTACAGGTTACGGTAAGAGCGCTATTTTAAAGTTAATCGTCACCTCGCTTATTCTACAAAAATCTGATGATGTTAATTTACATCTGATTGACTTAAAGGGCGGTTCGGCCTTCCAGCGGTTCAAGGATATGAAACAGGTTGTTAGTTTCACTCGTGATCCTGGAGAAGCTAAGGAAATACTTGAAGATATCCAGTTGAAAATGAACAATGCATACACAGAAATAGTCGATGCTGGTTATGAGGATATAAAGGAGTCAGGACGAAAAGAACGTCATTTTATCATCATTGATGAAGCAGCTGACATTGCAGATGATTCAGGATGTATGGATGTCGTTACTGACATAGCGAGGAGAGGGAGAGGTGCTGGATATTACCTTATATACGCTACTCAGTACCCTTCTAGTCAATCGATCCCACAACAGACTAAGAGGAATATCCCCTCTCGTTTATGCTTTGTATTAGACGATGCTATAGCCTCAAATACAGCGCTTGGTCAAACTGGCGCTGAAGAGTTGCCATTGATTCCAGGTCGAGGGATTTATAAAAATGTGAAAAGTCAGGTTGTCCAAACACCCTACATTAATAATAGAGAGATTAAAAAACGCATTGAACCACATATTGTCATCAGACCTCGAAAGGAGAGAGATAATATTGAGTCTGGAGAAGGAGAAGAGACAGGAACAAATACTTTTGAGTATGAAGAAATGTGACTATCTTTCTAGGGAACAGGTAGAAAAACTTCACAACTTAGGTAAAAGTCGTAATGCTCATCGGGTTTTAAACGATATGTCTGAATACTTGTCTACCTTTACCCATGAAAGGAAAAACATTTATTACTTGAATAAAGAGGGGAGGGAACGAGTAGGTGCTTCAAAAATAAGAAAGAAAACTCCTATGATTAATCATTACCTAATGCGAAATGACTTGTATATATTCCTCGGAAAACCTTTCACTTGGAAAAATGAAATGAAAATATCCGTCCCGAAAACGAAAGTATCAATTGTAGCAGATGCGCAATTCAAAATTGATAAAACACACGACTACTTCATCGAAGTCGATTACAAGCAATCTATGAAAAAGAATGAATCAAAAATAAAGAGGTACGCTCAATTGCATGAATATAACCCTAGCTTTATGTTGATATGGGTTACGACTACTCATTATAGAAAGATTAAACTCCAGGACCTTTGTGAAGGGCTTAATGCTCAAGTGTACCTTTGGGACGACATTAAATAGGAGGTTTCACCATGAGAACAAAAACAATGTCTATAAAGGAATTTCTGTCCGGTGAGTATAAGGTAAAGAAAAAGAAGGATTATAAACAATTAAAGATAGCTGCCACTTCAATATTCCCTTTCGCGTTATTTCCATTAGTAGCTTCAGCACAAGGTCCTGATGCAATACCTGTAGTTAATCAGCCAGAAGCCGTACCTGTCGGGGCAACTGAATGGATGAGCAAACAGGCATTAGAAACAATCGCTCATGCTCTTGATCCTTTAGTTGATTTAATGGTTGCTTTAAGTTTCCCTATTGCTTCAGTTGTCATAATTGGCGCTTGCTTCTTCTTTATGTTAGGTAAATCGGAAAGAGCTTGGTCAGGTATTCAAAATGCAGGATTGGGATATGTACTCATTCAGATTATGCCTTTGCTGTTGAATGTCCTGAAAGAAGTGGGTAATGCAGTATAA